TAATGATGCACAGCCTCCAAAATTACTGTTGCTATTTGTGATAGTGACGTTAGAACCTGACTCAGATAGATGGTGAATAGCCTGCCCAATTGCAAAAACTGAGACTTCTTGAATGACCGCATTATTGACTGCTCGGATATGCACAGACCGACGTTGTGGATCCACGCGAACATCATTAGGATCCGCGCCAATAATGTCACCAGCAGACGCAGCGGTTGACCAAGTTCCACCGGCATAAATTTGCCATGATGTGAAATCTTTTTGTAGTGAAACACCTGTGTATTGAGCGATCACGCAAGATCTGAACGAGTCCGGCACTCGCGCTCCATCGGCCAATAGCCCGCACATCCCGAGGACGCTGCGAATTGAAATGTTGTAGATGTAAGGGCTAGATGACGAAATCGTGTCAACAGCAGGTGTTGAATTAGCAGGCTGTGGACCAACAATTTGATATTCACTTGTTCGCGCTTCCGCATAATCATCGTTAACAAAGTCAGTAAACACTGCCTCGCCAAACGAACTAACGATCTTGCCATAAAACTGATCAAGTTCAGCTTGAGTGGTGAATTGAAATACGTCCAGCAGGTGGTGGCTAGCACTGCTGCCCTGCTTATCCATAACGGTGAACCCGTAGCAATAGCAGCCGCCAGTCAGTTTGAAACATGCACGACGGTTTGATAGGTCGGGTGCCTCATTAGCTGGAGCTGGAACAGCGTTTGGTCTGAGGATTGTTTTACGCAGATCCAAGCTGATTAGCGACACGCCCCGAGGCAACAGAACACCTCCGGTGTTGTTGTTATTGAACTCAATAAGCTGTGCATCGGTCGGATCTTGACCGTCAACCCATGGCGTTGTCGTGCCAGACCCTACGTCGTTCAGGATTGTGTGAACAGCGGGCGAAAGTACAATGCTGACCAGATCGCCACAAGGTGCCGGATTCAGGTCTAGGTAATCCCGGCTGGTAATAATTCCCGCCTCGATGATGGCACGGTTGATAGTGCGGAAAGGTCTGCTCTGGGTATATCCGCATTGAAGTCGTTGCAGCGAAATTCGCCGCATCTTGTCTTCATAGGTCGTATTGGGTGTTGTGGTGTAATCGCCAGATACAAATACATCTGAGCCGATATTTGGATCAACGTACAGAACAAACGGCGCGTTTAGTGGATCGCTGGTGGTGGCAGAAACGTTTGGATTTCCGCCTAACTGGCGGACTGTATCCGTGATCGCGTCAATTTGAGTCCTGAAGTCGCCTTGGGTCGTATCGATATGACCTAAACTGTCGGGCAGTCCAGCACGGATAATCTCAGCCACTCTTAACTCAGTTAGGATTCTTTTAGTTTAATCGGACCTGTGGAGACGAATTGAGCAGTTCCCACAACTAGCTCAGTAGGTCGCATATTCACAGCGGTCTGAGTTATCAGCAAATCAGTCTCGTAGTAGAGATCGCCGTTGATCAGCCCGCTGCATTCATCCGCGCCGCATTCGCCAGGCCGCTGAAGAACGTAAAACTGAGCGCTTGCCTTGCAGCCCTGCTCCGTCATCAGCAGTAACTGCATCAGCGTCATGCCGTTGGTCGTTCCATCGCTAAAGCACTTCCTGTCAATGAAGAATTCAGTGCTGCCGCCACCGCTCACAAGACTCTTCACGGCATTACCAAATTTCTCAGCGACAGCTGTGGTGTCCACCTCTGGGGCAGACAAATTAAGTGACCACTCACGTAAGTCAGCCACGCATTCCCAATAAGGCGCAGGACTATTTGCAGGCCGTGGTTCCACATCCGCGTTATTGTAGGCATAAGCCTCTGTGTTGGGGTTCGGCACAGGTTGGATGTAGTCAGGTGCGTCTTCGCAGATGCTCTCAAGAGTGACTGAATCCGATACATCGCTGAATTCATAGTCACCACTCAAACCAGCAATACAGTCCCAAACCGCATTCAGATAATCGAGACTGCCATACGGAGCGATTGTCACCGCACCAGCAATATTGGCCAGGTCCAAACGATTGCTAGGACACCCAGCCATTGCTGCACAACGGCTTTCATAGAAAGAGACTCGACCCAAATCATCAATGTGAATCCAATATCCATCTGGAACACAACCGACAATTTCATCGCCACCCGACGTGTCGCCCACGCGGGCATAGAACTGGGCGGCATCATCAGCCTGGCCATCTGGGTACTGCTCACCGCCTTGCTTATAAAACTGATCGCTATCGCTAGCGATCTGTGTTCGGTTTGGTCCTAAGTACCAGCGACCGCCTTGATATGACGACCAGTTACAGGGGTTGCCTGGATATTGACCAGGGCGAATAACAGGCAAACAGTCAGCAGCGATGCGATCGCCATTGAGATATCCCGGACAGATGCTGATATAAGTATCGTTCTCCCAGTTCAGCCCCGAATCGAGCAGAACGCATGGAGCAGGTGCCTCACGCCTGAGAACTAATCTCCCGCCAGTGCCAAGGACTGCCATTAGAACTCACCATCAACAGCGCCCGAAACTTGGAAACTGACGCTGACTGCTTGAACGGCACCAACGGTCACGCTTGGGCTGACTGAAGTAAGAAAACCACTGCAGCGAAAACGCTTGCCGTCAGCGCGTGACAGCACAAAATCGACCGTGTCATTTTGCCCATTGGCATTGATCGAGTTCAGCAGATTGTTGCCTGACGCCTCCTCTGGGTCGTAAAGGATGGTTGCTGACCCAGTCGTGCCACGCAGTCCTTCAACGTAGCTGCGGTCAAAACTTGCCAAGCATGTCGTCTCAAGCGCGTCTTTTGACGTGCTGATACTCCACTCACGGCACTTTGCAACAGGTCGGTTGTTATAAACGAGTTGACCATCAGCGCCTGTTAGAACTGCCATATCAACCGTCCAGTGTTCCGATCAGGGTTACTAGGATTCTAGAGCGACCTGGAAAAAGGCTTTCAACTGATGGTGGAGCGTTCCAGCGCCATGAGTAGTAGTCACGAACTTGAGCTTGCAAGTTTTCGCTCATGCCGCCATAGACCGCTTCCGGCAAATTAAGCGTATCAGCACCACCGTAGCTGTCGTGATAAGACTTTAGCAATGCTGCCGTGTCATCATCGCTTAGCTGGTATGTCAGCTGCAGTTCAGCATTGAATGCTTTGCTGCCATACAGGCGCGTTACTGACGCACCAGAGATGCTGTCAAATCGTTTGGTTGGATACTGCCCTGCTTGCAATGATCTTTTACTGGGGCATAGCGCAGGAAAATCGGCGGTCATGTTCTTTGCCCCTCAATGCTCCAGTTGCTGGGATCATCCCAGCCCATCGTTAGCAGGCTAGCTCCATCTTTGTCACAGGGATAAACTGTTGCCTCCACGTTGATGTTTCCATCTTCTGTGTAGTTAAGAGCCTGCGTCTTGTAAGTCTCCACTGATTGGATACCACTCTTAATGCAGAAAACTGCGTTTTGAATCCCCACGGCTTTTCCGTTTTCAATTTTGATTGTCCTCTCCTCAACTGTTGTTGCAGTGCCAGTCCATGTCAATGCGTCGTAAGTTCCATTGCTTAACGGCGGCCAACTGGTAACGGTCCCATCAGCGGCAATAGCTCCGTTTTGAGGCTGATCGTATGCGATTGTTTCCATCCCCAAATTAAAAACCGCTCCGATGTCTAAGGCAGCCTGGGTTGGTGTCGTTTCAAATTTGATTGAATGCGTGATATACCGCCTTCGCCTGCACGTCCATTTAGCAAGATCAATGGCCTGCTTCTGAGAAGTTGCATACGCCGAAATGTCCAATGTTTCTAATGGGGCATCCTCCGCCGTATCACTTTCTCTTACGGTAACTTGCCGAACGACAGGAAACAGCCCATTATTTGTGTCTAATTTTTCCTCTCGCCATTTAACAGAAACTCTTGGCCTGATCCGGTCTTGCTCATCAGCCGATGTAAATTCAAAGGTATTGTCTAAAATATTGCCACTCGTAAACAGAGCAGTAATCACAGGCTTTGTGTCAAAATCAGCAACGGGTTGCAAAGCAAACTGTCCATTTCTGACGATTAAATCAAGCAAGTAATTATTAGCCGTAATGGTCCCCCAATCTCGAATATTAAGCTTGCTATCTATTACGCCATCGAAGAAATACTTTCGATTTTCGCACCACGTGGCCATGGCGGCAAAACTTGCCGTATCGATTTGAGCTGTATTTAAAACGTTTCCTAGGCCGTATCTTGTATTCGTAAACATATCAAGCAACACCTCTGGGAAGAGGTTCGTTGAATTAATTCCTTGATTGACATAAACACTAAACTGCTGAAGCTCTCGGATTTCGGTGCTACTCCGAAGATTCATTCCGACCATCGCAATGTTGTCATAGCGAGGTATTTGCGAATTTGTCGTTTGAACATTAACGTAAACAATGCTGTGTTCAGGTTGATTAGCTGTTGTTGTCATCTCCTCAAACATGAATCCTTCAGCAATCCTGGCGAACGCATCTCCGTAATATCCTCTACCGTCCACAAGATCATCAAAAGACAGATCAGGACCATTGTTGTCATCCAATTCTGTTCCGTCAATTGTTGTTAGAGGTGGGATCGCAAAATTATCAGCGTTTCTTGCAATATTTGCCAAACCCGTAAAGACTATATTCATACCTAACAATGTGCTTACCGTCACGCGATTGTTTCTCTTATAGTCCAGTACATGCAAATCATCTGTACCGTTTCTTATCTCCCAAGAGGAAGCGGGTGTTAATTGAAACTCCCAAGTGTTGGAAGTATCCATTTCAAATCGCAAATAATTAAATACGTCTGTGCTTTGCTGCGAGCGAACCAAGAAAATCATTGGCACCACTGAGTAGGCAGCTGTAGATGTGCTACGGAATTTAACGCGGAACCCACTATACCTAGCTTCGGGAGAAGTAAAGTTCCCGTTAGTAAAAACAATGTTGTCTATTACCCTCTCACTATCAATTTTACTCAAAGTTCTAGCTTCATCATCGTATGCAATTCCTCTAAAGTAACAGATACCATTAATCTGAAGATTAACGCGGCTTTTAAGTCCAACTTCAATGTACCTTGTGCTTCTTTCCGTTGTAAATGAAGCCTCAGTTAAACGGAAAATGTGGGATGTGAGCGTCGCGTTAACGCGAGGACCATACGCGGGATAATTATTCCCTACAAATTTGTTGTAATCATCATACGGACCGAGGGCGGGATGGAGTCCTTGGGAGTCGTAAGCATGGATGCCCCCTGGCTCAGTTATCTCAAATACTGCTGTTACCGTTTGTCCGCCTCCCACAGGCGTATTATCTACCTCAGAAACGAAAGGTTGATTAGTGCGACTAACGCAAACCCCTATTGCGTTGCCAATTAAATATTTGTCTCCTAGGACGATTTGGTCATCATAGCTGCTTTGCCTGCTGGCGACACTGTCGGCAATGTCGTTTGTATAGGAGAAACCGTCTTTCGCTGATATTTGATATTGAAACACGCCATCATTATCGCTATCTGAGAATAAAGAATAAGTAATTTGATCGCCAGGAACTAGATTAATAAATTCATCTGTCGTCGGATTGCCATTTAATTTGTTGACACCACACCGCCCGTAATACTTCCAAACGTCATGCGCCCGCTCTGTCTTCCCTTGGGGATCAGGTTTCTGCGGTTCGTTGTCATAGTTTTCGGTTGGCTTGATCCTAGGATTCGGCCTGAATGGCATGTTATTGCCAATGAATCCACTTAGCCCTAATGATGTTTGATTTGAAGGAACAACGACGGAGCAAAAATCATCCGCCCATCCGGTAGCAGTTCTGGCTTGAAAGACATTCGTTCCGCCATCGTTTTCGGCATTTCCTAAATCGCTATCTGCATTCCGGCCAGCAATATGGTCTGTTGACACAATGCGATTATTAGCATCGGATCCGTTGACGTAATAGAGACTTACTCTTGATACGTCGTTCTTGGCTAAATCAAAATTGCGGATGATATTGTTTCCAATCGCGAATTGTTCTGGGTCAGGCGTTGGTACATTTCCTTCACTTACAGAAAAAAGCGCCCGTAACAACTGCCCACCGCCAATCGAATACAATTGGCTCCACAATAAATTGGTATTAACTCTTACTCCTCCATACCAAATCCCATTGATCTCCCGCCTGTTGGCATAAACAATGGAAATTACAGAGCCCACTTCGACAACGTTCTGAACGCTATCAAATCCGCTTGTAGGGGCTGACTTTCGACCATTAACAAAATTCTGCCCACCTTCTTCTCGTTGAGGCGTAATTTCTTCTACTCGTGGCTTTGGTGCCAGCAATGAGGCTGCAAATGATAAGGCAATTCCGATTATCAAATAAGCAACTGCCGTAAAGGGATCAAAGGCGACAGGATCGGTGCTTGGTATGCTTCGCCCGGCCATATAACATTGCAAGCAAAAATCCCGATATTGCTCACGATCCATGCCCGTAATCTCCATGATTACGCGGTCCTGAGGAAGCAGAACGAAAGGGCGTTTAGTGATATCCATTAGGTAAGGTTAATCTGACCGGTACTTGGAAGTTCGCCAACCAGGGCTGTTGTTAAAACCCTTCGTGGTACGTTGCTCTGCACTGCGTCTATTGGGCTACCAAGCCGAACAGAGAGCTGGTTGCCGTCGTGGTTATACCCTGTAATGGCGTAAAGCTCTTCTGAATGCTGAGCTGTTTCTGTTAACGCTTCAGGCTCAAGCCATACCGTGCGGATTTCAGCTAACCAAAAATCGTTCACGGCTTGACCAAATACTGACAACGAAACAGGATTAACAGAAAAGATCAGCGAAGCCGAAATATTTCCGCCTTCCAGATCTAACGTTCCGCCACTAAAGCCAAATGAACCAAAAACATAGTCAACGCCATTGTAGGTTCTAGTTTCGCCTTGAAAGAAGTTTTGGAATTGATAGCCAGTGTCATTGCCGGAAGAGTCCAGCAGTTTCAAATAGATCCCTATTGCCAGCATCACTTAACTCCGATTTGTCGGCGGACAGCGGGGCGGTTCCGCATGTCGCTAAAAACTTGCGCCCTAGCTTGCTGAGCACTTGCTTGCCCGATAGCTTCTGCTTCTTCGCGGGTGACTACATCCATACTTCCGATCTGGTACGTCTCGAAGGTGATGGGACCATTCGTATATTTTGCAGAGGTTGCTTGCATTTCATTCTGTATCAGGCGTTCACGAACTGAACTAATAGAATCTCCAGAAGCTTGAAACGCTTCGTCAACAACGCCGGAGTCGCCGTCTCCACCACCACCGCCCATTGCGTTACGGGCTGCAGCAAAGGCATCGTTAGGAAGAATGGTTCCTGCGCTATCTGGAACAAATAACTCAGGCCCTCTTTCTCCGATTATACTGGCTTCATTCAGCGGTGGCCTACCACCATCAGCAAACATCCTTGGCTGTTGTGTTCCGAAGAATGGTATCTGCCCGCCCGCTTCGAATGGTGAACCGGCATTTCTAGACAAACTGTCCACCAATGGGGTTGGAGAACCTCCAGGAACGCCACCACCGAAGAGTTTCAGCATTCCGAGTGCTTGCATCACCAGCCATTCTTGAATCATCTTCATCGCCATGCCGATGAAGGCATCGGCGATCCCCTTGAAGGCGCTAGACAGGGCCTGTTGTGCCGATTGTGCGCCAGTTACGACGGATCTGAAGGCGCTAGTCAAAGAAGTTGCAATGCTGGTGGCCAATTGCTTATAGGATTCCTTCAGCTTGTCTGCCGCCTCCGCACGTTCTCTTAATGCATCTCGCTCCTTGACCAGGCTAGAAGCCTCGGCCACATCTTCAGCGGTCCCTCCGGCCTCTTTGATAGCTTTCTTGAGCCGCAGAATCTCTTGATTCTGGCGGATCAGGTCTTCGTTGCCATTCAGCTTGGCCTGCAATAGCTCGACTTCGTCCCTAATCGGTTGCAATGTAGCGCTGACCGTCTCCAATCTTTGCTGCTCGGCCTCCGCCAGCTCTTTTGTCTTCAGGGTTAGATTCTTTGCATTCTCTCGTGCCTGCTCGTCCAGATCCAGCTGGTTGATCCGTGCTTGGAGAGATTTACCTTCTTCAGTATTCAAACCACGCAGAGCAGCTTCTTGCTGATCCATCAAAATGAGCATCTCTTTCTCTCCTTCAAGCCTTGCTTTTGTGAGCTCGTCTCCTCTCAGCACTGCCAGGTTGATCCGCTCTTGCAGCGGTGCAAGTTTAGTCTTTAAGGCCAGCGTTGCTTGAAGGGATTCTAAATCGTCTGTAGCAGGTGCACCTCCTCCTCCTCCACCCGTGGGGGTTGGTGGTTTTGGAGTTTCTGGTACTACGGGGTCATATATGTCTGCAAGTCTCTTGATCTCTTCCATGTCCAGATCTGCACCCTGTTCTGGCCGCAGATCTGTCAATTGAATCTTTCTTTTATTCAGCCGATCAATGGAATTGGAAAGGCCATCTACCGCAGTCGAAGCGCCATCTACACCAAAAATGAAGTCGAAGATCTGCTCAGTCCAAGAAACCGTTTTGTTCTCGGCCTTGACTATTTCCTTCTCTAGCTCCTCGATTTTGTCTTCAACCTCTTTGAGTGGAGACTGTCTAAGAACTCGGTTAAAATCATTGACGGCATCAACGGTCTGATAGGTCGCGTAGCCAACAGCTGCAACTGCGATTGCTGCGGCTACCCATGGTGTGGCGGCCATCGCTGTTTTCAAAGCACCTAACGCTACTGTTTGAGCATTCACCGCGACCGTTGTGGCTTTAATCGCACCACCTGCTGCCGTAAATCCGGTGACAACAGTCGCAGTGATTCCAGAGAATGCTGCCAGCGTAGTCGCCAATTTCCCGAATAGGGCAATGACGCCAGGCAATCCAAGCAAGGACAGCGCAGCTGAAATCGCCAGGAACCCTCCTGCCGCCACGGTGGCCGCAGTGCCGATTGCGATGAGTGGATCGGGCAGCTTGATCACCACGTTCAGCAGGCTGGCTAGCGTCTCCTGCAATGGATTGACTACGGGCAGTAGGCTCTGGCCGATCTTCTCAGACAAGCCACTCAGAGCGTTGCTGAATCTTTGACTGACCTGGATATTGTCTCTTACTGCAGGCCCATACTTGTCACGCAAGGCCGAGGTTGCTTTGATGATGACGTCGGTGGTTAATTCCCCATCCTTAGCCATCTGACGGACTTCGGTAGCACTCTTGCCAGCCGCTCTTGCGATTTCGTTCAAGAGTTCTGGCAAGGTCTCCGAAATTGTCTTAAGCTCGTCACCAGTCAGCGAACCAGAACCCAAAGCCTGCGCTAATTGGTAGCTAGCTGCTGCGGCTTCTTGACTGCTCCTGCCGGTAACGACCAGTGCTGAATTTAAGCCTTCATAGACGGAGACGATATCGGTCAAATCAGCACCAGACGCTCCAAGTCTGGAACCCAGGTTGAACAGCGATTTTGAAGACTCTGCGACGCTGACCTGGAATAGATCTGCCAGCCTTGCAGCTTCCTTCTGGATGCCTGCAAACTGAGCATACTCCTTGGTCAGCATATCGAGCCGTTTGCCCGACAATTCCAGCTGTCGTGCATCGCCGATAGCATTGCCCAGCCTCTGGCCGATAGCAGCAGAGGCCAAAGCAGAGCCAAGCCCTCTGACAGCATTTGACAATCCTTGCGTGGAGGCCGTTGCAGTCTTTGTCGATCTTGAAAACTGCTTGACGTTGTTCGAGGCCTTACTCGATGCAGCACCTACTCCTGTATATGCTTTCCTATTTGCCTTGAGAAGTTGCGTACTTTTTTCTAGCTCTTCGTTTAAGGCTCTGACCGCTCTCCCGCCGAGAACCTTTGCAACAATATCGACTGAATATTCCTGTGCCAAGCTCAGCGCCCGTCCTTTTTAGATTCTACCGCCGTCCTTTGCGAGCCTTTGCGAGTGCCGTCCTCTCTTCATCCTGTTGCACTCCGAAATAGGCCATCCAGAGCCAAAGCTCATCTGTAGTGGCCTGTTCTCGCAGCTCTCCAAGAGTCTTATGAAGTTTTTCGGCGACGAGGAGTTCCACCATCAGGTGATTGTCCTTCCGAAGCTGTTCCTTCAGGACTTTTCATGTCAAGCTCCTCATCGTCTTCATCCTCCTCTTTCTCAATCAACAGCTGGATCAAAGACTCCACCACGGATGCCGGTAGGCTGTTCCGCAATTCTGGGAGGTCTCCCTGATGAAACATCGCCACACCATCTGCATCCTTCGCTTTAGCTGCCAGTAGCTGAAGAGTGAAGTCTGCAGGGTCGTCTGTCTTGGAATTTCGCTGAGCTCTGGAACGCTCTGCAAGCGTCAGCGGTGTCATCCAGAATTCAAATTCATTCCCATCTGGCAGCAACACTGCTTTACGGCTGGGCTTCATGCTCACTGATGCTTTGAGCTTGTCTAGAGCACGCATAGAGAATCAACTGTTACTTCATTTTAGCACCTAATAAAAAGCCCTGCTTTCTCAAGGCAGGGCAATCAACTCGACAATGGGAGTCTATCAGGCCAGAAGACCAAACGCTGACACCATCTCCTTGACAGAGAAAGTGAGTTCAGCAGAGGTTGGATCGTCGGGGTTGACGGAGAATGACATGCCCGAAATGTTGATGAAGGCATCGACAAACAGCGAAGCGTCGTCATCCACACCGTTGGAATCTACCTGCGTGCAAACGTATAGTTTGGCACGAGCTCCAGTCTGGTCCTTCAGGACTGAAGAGCCCAGAAGACGGTTGGAGATGTTGCTCTGGTCGCATGTGAAGTACACGGTCATAGTGCCCGTGGCGGATGCGTAACCAGATTGGGTCTGCCTGAATTTCGCAAGCTTGCTGCATCCGTCAGCCACGCTGTCGAAGCAAGGAAGCGTTGTGATATCTAGCTCCTCGCGGGAGATATCCAGCGAGAATTCGCGGACGCCGCAGACGGCATAGAAATCGCAGAGCTCAATCTCGATGATTCCTGCGTTGGCAGAACCCGTTCCACCATCGCCAGCTGCAGCGATAGCAGTTCCACCAGCTGTCGCCGACAGTTCAATCCAGTCCGCGTCGACTGCAACGATGTAATAGGGGCTGGGACTCCCTGACGTGCTGGCAGTGAAGGAACTGTCAATGTTAGCATCAGCGCCTTCGGTCAGGCAGACGATGTCGCCGACCCGGAAGTCATGCGTGCATGGAACAGTGATATGGGTGGTGGTACCATCTGTTCCGAAGTCTGAAAAATCTCCCAGACAAAAAGTCGTTCCAGGTGGTTTAAACTCAATGGAGCCATCCTGTCCAGTCAGGACAGAATCTCCGCAAATCTCAGCCATTTGGCCTCCTCGAAAAAAGTTGGGTTACTGGGGGTGTATTTGGGGATTGCCTGTGGGGGTACAGGATAATTCAGTCTAATTTGCCATAAAAAGCAGCTGTCACCGTGAATAGCTGATGCACGCCATTCTCATCTGTGGCGATAGTTCTAGGCCCGTCTAAATTCCTCAGCCAAACCTGCGTACAGAATGACCATCCCCTGAGCACTTCAAAGGCTGCCTGTTCTCCAGGCGCACTACCTGTGTTGGCTGGAGTCCGTATAAAGACCGTTATTGTGCCACCGATGTTGTCATTGCCTGGGCAGCCGATAGTGTCCCTCTTGACGTCTGTGAAGGTGATGCTGATCGAGGCATATGCCTGCTCCGCATCAGGCTGGGCATGCGCCACATTGTCATAGAAGATGGTGGGGATCCCCCCAGTGATGAGAGAGGCGGTGGTGTTTGCCTCCAGAAACCCACGTATGCTCTGGTAGCTCATAGCACCCTCTCAGCTTTCTTGACAGCTTTATCGACCACATCTTGACCATTAGCGTTGAAGTATGCCCTGAACCAGTTCGGGTCCTTGCTCACCGCGTAATCGCCGAACGCGAGTTTTTCGGCGTAGGGTAGGTTGTTTACTAAGTTATTCTGCTTCCTCCAGTCCAAGGGCAGCTGTCTTGCATCTGTCTGTGGAGAATTCGTAGAGTCTGTGGTTTCGTTGTTGGTGCCAACACTCGCAAACCAATTCGACCGTAGCCTGCCTGTTTCGACTGGGCTGACCTTAGTAGAACTCAGATCACTCTGAAACGTGACCATCGTGTTACGCAGCACGTGATTGAGGAATCTGTCTAGATCCCTGCTCGCATTGCGTATCTTCTTTGTCAAGATTCAGCCCTCACTTTGCATGCGTAGTTCGTGTCTCCAGAATACTGCGGGTCAACCCGAGTGATGTTGTATTTCCTCCCCTGGTAGGTTAAGTAGTCATCGGTAGTCGGGAACAGGCCGCCGATGTACTCTGTGTTCATCCAGACCTCGAGATAGAGATCGGACCCTGTCGTGCTATCCGATGTCCTGCCTGAAACCGTGACAGCGCCAGCAGCTGTATAGACCGTTTCTCCGCTGCTGACAGCCCCTGTTGCCGGGTCGTAGGTTGTGGCACCAGTCCTTGTGTAGCTTAAGTCATCAACTCGGAAGATGTCTACGAGAGTCTTGGCAAGGGGCTTGGCCCAAGCATCCTGAGAAGCTGGCATTAATCGTATGGAGGGGGGTCCATGTAGTTCTGAGACCACAAGTAATTGGGCGTCAGTGGCCATTCTGGGCAGCATTCCCTGGTAAGCACCCGACCTGAACCGTCGTTAGGGACAATGATCCAGCATCCCAAGATGGCAGCAAGCCAAGGATACTCTTGCAAGAGTGGTGGCTCGTCACAGTTGTCGCAGGCTGTGCCGTAGTTGGTATTGAACTGTGCGTACTCAATCTCCAGGTCGCCGAGCTTTTGACGCTTCGTAAATGTGCCTGCCGGTGCGTTGCCGCCATTTTCACCCAGGATCGCATCTGGATTGGCCGCCAGCTGGATCGCTACCAGCACTTCAGCCTCTTTGATCTTATAAGGGATTGCATCGCAGGTCGCCACTGTGCGGTCGCAGGTAGCGTCCTTTCTAGGCCAGGCCAATCGCTGAGCTGCAGTGCATCTGAGACCAATATACTCGAGAGTCTCCAGCCACATGGTTGACTGAATCAACGAAAGTTCCTTTTCGTTCTCGGTTCGGGCTATCCACGCGTCCCCGCCTTGCAAGTTATCAGCGATAGCCTCAGCCTGTGCTAGATCCACATAGCTGTTTGAGGTTTCACCGCCTAGGGCTGCGTCCAGAGTTGCCATTTAAACAGTTTCGGTGTGAGTAATAACCCAGCCTTCCTGACTTAATTCTAAGCGTTTCCTTTTAGCGTCAGACACTGGAACATCGACCAAATTAAAGACACCGCCTCGATAGGCGTGCAAACGTACAAGCTGAATCATCTTGCCGAGGCTTCGGGGATGGATCCTCTAGTCTAGATCTGCCTCAAGGCACAAAAAAGCCCCCACTTGGGGGGCCGTGCTTGGAATGATCAAGCGTAAGGTGTGCCGTCGATAGGCGTATTTACCTTGATCTGTACGATTGGCACCATCTTAGGTGTCTCGTACGCTAGCGCCCAGTTTCCAGCAGTCTTAAGAGCTGCGTTCTCTGGGTTGTCGCCTGCATTTGTCCAGGTGGTTCCCATCACGTGCATGCCGTAATGGTAGTCAAGACTCATGACATCCTGCTTCGACAAGATGTTGCGATCAACCTCAGTGCGGAGCTCTTGCTGGACACCCTCATTGACCACGCCGCCGCCGAAAGCGTAGACGGGGTAGCAAGGATACTCGCCGCTTACTCCATCGTTGGTTGCTGTCAGCATGTCATCCACGATTACGCGTGCACCCATGAAATAGGCCACGTCGTCAGCGCGGAGATTGATGCCGCCACCGCCCCATTGGATGTTCCCACCCGTAGTAAGAGCATCAGTTGAGAAGGTCAGAGCGCCAACCTGGACGAGGTAGTAATACACAGAACTGTGCATTGCAACAGCAGTGATGTCACCACCACGCTCACCAAGCTTGGCACGCGCCTCAGCAAAGGCCGAGGCAGTCAGGTAATTTGTCTCATCAGACGCGCTGGATCCAGAGCACTTAGCCACGACGTTTGCGCTAATTGCGGTTCCAAACAGACCCTCTACCTGATTGATGAGAGTCGTTGTACGCAGCTTGAGAATAGCGCGAGTCAGATAGCTGCGGATTGCAGCCATGGGATCTGAGCCTGAACCGAGTGCCGACAAATCGTCGACTGCATAGGAGAAGCCCCTGTGCATGATCGTCATGATCTGCTCGTCCGCAGTGATTTTCTGCGGAGTCAAGTACCCAGCGCCACTGGTGCCCCAAGTGCTATTGGATTCGATAGTCTCCTCGGTCGGATCGATCGGCTGGAAGAACGGAACGCGCACGCGCACGCCACCTGCGCGGCAGTCGAGAGCGCTATTGCGCACCATCACACCAGACTGAATCCAAGCGCAGCGGTTAAAAATCTCCTCGGAGATATAGGAAAGGAATTCTGGGCGTGTGACCAGGTCAGGCAGAAATGTGCCGCCCGAGTAATTCTGAAATGGTGCTGCCATGAGAATAGGCCTCTATGAAATGAGCATTAAGATTAGCCTTTCGTAGCCTCGGCTTTTAAGGCCTTAGCCAGTTCTGGGCTTTCAACTTCAAGGCGTAAAACCTCCGTCAGATTGCCTTTGCGGTAGGGATTGTCCCTACCTGGGGCAACGCTCACTGCGCCAGCTGCATTCATACCTCTAGACCCGGATGCACCAAAATGATGCTGCCATTCAGCTGATTGCTTCAGATTGGCGAGATAGTCGCTCAGCGGCTGCTCAACACCCCCATTGAGAACCGCGGGGAGACCCTCATTGTCTGTCAGCAATTGAGACTGAAGTAGCAAATACATCTGCTGAGAATTAAGCGCACCTGCAGTGTTGATCTGAGACAACGCTGCAGCCTTCAGCTGATCTCGCGAACGCTCCTCTGTCACAGACGAGAGTTGAGTTTTAAGATCGCTGATTTCAGCGTCACGCTGCGACACCGTTTTTTTGGCGTCTTCCCAGAGCTGCTTAAATGCTCCTTGATCTTCGAGGTTCTTCTGTGCAACTGATTGTTGCAGTGACTTTTGCGCTTCGAGGTCTTGTCTTAATCGGACGACCTCAGAACGCGTTTCTTCAGCTTCCTTCCTAGCCTGCTTGGCATGCGAATTTGCAAGGCCTAGCTTGTGCTTTAGCAATTCAGTATCGGCACTGCCGAGTGACTGCTCAGAAGGAGAGACGGTCGTCTTGTTGGGAGCAACGGGGTCTACGGCCACAGGCTCGTCTGGGCTGGTCACAGACGCAGCTACCGCTAATTCCTCAGACATAGAAAAGAGAAGTTACTCCCCCATGTTATCGCCTTGGATAGCAGAATCTTGTCTGTTTTCAGTCCGAATCGCGTTTCCGGCCATTTTCCGCTGAATTTGGCGCATCAAGCGTCTTTCTCGTTCGATTTGCTGCTGTTGGTGTCTGGACAGTCTGCGCTTACCGCATCTAGAACAAGGCATCTTTGTTAGAGTTGAGATTTGCTCTTATGGAAGACCTGCACAACATCTTTGACAGTCTGGTAGGCTTTCTGCTTGGGATGACGCTGATTGAGGTTGTGGTCAAGCCTATTTTGGTGCGGACCGGGAAGGCCGCTTTGGAGCGGGTGGACGGGCACGTTTCTTGGGTGCCGGACTGGCTGTACGAGCAGAAGTCGAACGATTAGCCGCTGATCTGCGAGCCTCTAAATGAGTCTCCCAGACAGACAGCAATACGTCTAAGAGACTATTCTGCTTGAGCTTACTCCGACCGATTGCCTCGGACGCTACAGCGAAAGCCAGACCACTGATGGCAGTGACCTGTGTCGCGTCAAGATGGATTCCGCAAACACTCATTCCAATACCCTTTAGGACAAGACTCTGAAGCGATCCAGCTTTTGGCTGCTAAGGGACAGTAGCAGACATCACAGATGCCAAAGATCGCATGCTCGCAATCCAGACAGATTCTCAGACGATCCCTCTGGACCGTCTTATGTACACGATCTTCAAAGTCCAGCAGTTTTAGCGGACCTGTGAGTTTCATCGCTGACGGGGATATGTTTCTCGAGGCTGGGGGTTGCCGGGAACAGGGACTCCCACCGTGTTGGTTGCAGGCTCCCGAATCTCCGAATAGTCGGGGATGGGAAGCCGCATATACTCGGTCTTAGGCTTGAGTGGACTAAAGGCCATGAGTCGTATGGTCGTTTTATTAAGTCTAAGCAGGGTCGGGAATTGGGACAAAATCATTCTCGTTGCCGCCGATTAGTTCACCGCCGGACATAGTATTTAGCGTGTCGCTTACCGTTGGGTAGGTGTCTTCACCCATCTTGACCCAACTTGTCAGGTCGGGGTAGAAACTCGCTTGGTCATAATCCTCGTTGACTTGGAAATACTCTTGAACATATGGTCCTTCTAAAGGTTCAGCGGCGACAATGACATTGTTAGCACCACCATGGAACATCAGACTCTCGGCCACGTTGTTGTTGGTAGCTCGTTTGCCAATTGAGAACTCACTACCGGGGGTGTTACCACCGATAGCGCCAACGTTGACCACATAGCTGGCCCGTAGTGCATACGTGCCGTCTACATTGCCGATGTAGTACCGGAGGCGGCTGAAATCTTTGTAATAAGCGAACAGGATCTTGCCGCCCGCATTTGGCGCGTACCAGGTGTTTGCCCCGATCTTGGTTGCACCGTCGTTGCCAGTCACGTACAGGCCGTGGTTAGACCCACCACGACGCAGCATAATCGCGTTGTCTCCACTCTTGAACAGTGTGACAAATTTGCCGTCAGACTTGACGTCAAACTCAACTAGAGTCATGCCGATTGACCAGTCTTGCGTCCAGTCCAGGAGTCCGGCATTGGCCGTCCCTTTTGCGCTGAATTCGACGAAGTCGTTCGAGCCGTCAAAGTGAATGTAGGAATTGGAAACCTGTCCTACAACATCCAGCACCGTAGAGAGGCGAGCCAACGCAAGGGTTTTGAAATTGTCAAATTCTGCGCTAGGCACGAGAAATTTGTCGCCATTGCGAACCCAGGAACCCCGATCTGAACGTTCGAAGATGAAACGGCTATCCGCTCCGACACTCTCAGCGTTTAGGTAGTTATCGCCATACTCGAGCAGGGCAACATTCGAGGGATTCACAAGGACGCCATCGACAACGGTAGAAAGCCCTGCAAGCTCTAGGGTGTTGTAGAGCGCGTCGATATCGTCAACTGGGACCAGGCTTTCTGGGACCGGCCAGGTCGATTCATTCTTATGCTCAATAAACGTGATATGGCTGATGCCGAAATTGCCAATATCCAGAGTCTTTGCGCCAGAGCCTATGCCGCCTTGTTTAATGCCTTTTACAGCGAAAACAAGGACCGCACCATTGAGGCGATACCCCGGCACGATTTCATGGAACGAGTCGCGGAAGGCCATCTAGGAAGGATACAGTTTTGCCCCATTTTAGAAGACCTATAGATACTCAGCCGCGAGAAATTCCTTAGACGTGACGACGCCAGCCTTGACTAATCCATCGGCTGCCTCCATTAATTCAGCCGCGAGCTTCTCGTCTTTCTGCAGAAGGGCCAGCTTCCTTAGTTGTAGTAGCTTAACATACTTGCTCACTAAATGCCCTCATATAATTCCTTGAGTAATTCTAGCGCCCGCTGAGTCGACAAGTTCGTTGTCACTACCTTTGGGAGTGGCTGACGAATACTCCAGTTGACAAGAGTGCCAGCTCCCTCAGCCTCGAGTTTTTCAATGACAGATTTTCGATTCCGCTTGAACTGCTTCCACATCTCTGATTTTTTCACACCGCCAGTCTTGTTGAGGTATGTCAGCAAAGTCTTGGATTGAAAATCGCCGACAACGCCGATAGGAGATTGCATAACACCAAGAGCCTCAACTAGAGCCGCTCTCGAGTCTTTGCGTGCTAGACCAAAATCAATGACAGTCAGTTTGTCGCTCTTTGTATCAAACAATAAGTTGCCAGGATGCATATCCTGATGTGCAACGCCTTTCAGATGGATCTTCTTTCGGGCTTGCATCAAGGATTCAAATGCACTATTCGCCTGCTTGTCCGTCAGACCTCCCCCGTATGATATCAGCTTCTGCATCGAATCGCCGGGAGCTTTCTCCAACAGCATGTATCCCCTGCGGACGTTCATTCCAGGGAATAGCTTCGGCTTCCAATCCCCCTCATAGGCCGAGCCGAGCAGACGAGGCGTAACCCCTGTATCGTTCAGCGTCTCTGTGATTGATATCTCGGATTTAGATAGCCACCCTCGCTTGACCACACCCCTATCCGTCAGGCGTGCCTCGCCGAATGCACCACGGCCAAGACTGTCCTTGCTGTCGTGGAACAGCCGAACTGGATTGATGCCTCTGACATCAGCGACATCTGGAAGCTTGGTCTTGGAGACTACCTTTCTGTTGGTGGCTCTCAGTATTTCATCAAGCTCTGCCGAGCCCATCTGGGTTGAGAGCTTGGCAAGGGCCTTCTCCTCGGCCTTCTGAGCGGCAACCGTGGCCGGTGTGGGCGTAGGTGCGGGTTTGGGCGCTGGTCTTGGTCTTGGTGCAGGTGCAGGTGCAGGTGCACTGCTCTTCGTGACTTTGACGAGGGCCGACTGTGGAGAGGTGCCGCCTCTGATTAGCTTCCTAAATCTGGCCGCTCGCTTGACTCCGAGTATGTTGTCCTGCGTAGATATGGTCGCCCGATTTATGAAATCGCCCATAGTCGAGTCTGCGGGCATCTCACGTGCGACTTTCCAATACATTTCGCCATCTTCTCCCCTGACCTTCTGCTTAAAGACCCGAACCCCATCCCCCTCCGCTGGTTTGTCCTTAGATAGCTCTACATAGCTCCGCTCTCCCGTCGCTGTGTCAATCCCGGTCAGCGGAATAATCATACATCTGCAGTTGGGATGGATGGGTGGTAGGCCTGTCTTCTCAACAAGCTCGGGTCTGGTCTTGGCTTTTGTGCCGTGTAGTGGTGCACAGATCGGGCACACCCTGAAATCAAAGCTTGCATCATATATCCAGCCTTCTATTACCTCACTATTAGCATCCCAGAATTGATCGTGGCTCTCCTGGGCTGTGGCCATGACTGCGGTTCTTGCGATGGCGCGGATCTCGGCTTTGCTGGCTTTGTATGTCGCGCCTATGTCCTTGGCTATCTGGCTATTGGTCTTCCCTTCTAAGAATCCAGCTCGAACTACCTTATTAACACGTCTCCACTGAGACCGTGCCAATGGCTGCGCTATCTCGGAAACTCCCTTATTCAGGATCCGCACATCGCCTACGGCTTCCAGAGCGGCTCTTGTTGTTTCATTGATGGCAGGAGGGACTGCGTCTATGTATTTGGCTGCCCACGTCACTTGCGCAGCAGCCTCTGGGGGCAGTGCTGCTTGCAGATCTACAGTCAATTGCCTGGCTGGCAGCTCAAATACGTCTCGCACAACGAACTCTATCTGCTTGTAGGCCAATTCCCTCTCGAGTGCTCCTGTGGGCATCCCCTCCACTATCGATCTAGTACGTGCGATTGCAGCACGTAATTCTTTAGCGGGCAGCTTCGAAATCTCTGTCGCTAGGCCTTCCAGCTTGAGGACATTCCAGACGACTGCGGCTATCTCTTTATCCGTCATTTAGCTCGCTGTCGATCTCCTCTTCAACGTCCTGTGGTGGCTCTGGCTCCATGGTCTCGACTTCTAGTCCGCTGAGCTCCTCTTGCTCTGTGCTCTCCAAAATTTCTTCGATGTCGGTGTCGTCCTGCAGCACTTCACCCCGAATGAGAAGCTTGAGCACGCTTTCTTTATCGAGGACGTTAGCGTTATAGAGACTGATGAACTGAGCGATGGTCGATGCCTCCAGCTCACCTGCATTGAAGTCTCGATCGATGCTGACGGTTGGCGGTTCTACCCCGGCATACGCGCCTGCCCAATCCATAGCCTGCTGTAACGCCTGTTCCAGGCTGATACTGATCTGCGCGAGCATGCTATTCGAATCTGCTCGATCGATGATAGCCTTCTGTCCAGATTCTGCGGATGCTTTGGGCTTTGCCAGGATCGTGAATCCAAGCGTGCTGATTTGTTGAGACAGAGCCTCAAGCTCGAGCTGTAGAGCGCCAAAAGCATTGGAGGATGGCTCAACGTAGGAAGCGCCACCCTCAGGGGGCATAGCCAGCGCGTTACCTACGGAGAGGTTCTGCAGTTCATTATGCGTGTCGTCCCATCCTTGGAGCATGAGTAGTGGGAATGCTGCAACGTGCAAGCTGTTGATGAGAGACGCCTGCAGCTGGTAATGCTGAATATTCAGGTGCGCCAATGGTTCTAGGGGTGGTCTAGATAGCAGAACATTCTGCCGCTGCGAATACACCACAGCGAGCGGGATTTCAGGAACGCTGACTGTACCTGTGTCATGGAGCACGTAATTGCCAGTGCCAGCTCCATTCTCATTCTCTCTCCAGACTTCGAATCTGCCCGGTTCCATCACCCGCACTTGACGGTTGACAGTGTTTCCGAATCTGCCTTCAGGTTCTGTGATGAACTCTCGGAAACGCACCTGCTGTAGTTCACCTTGATTCTCGATGGCGTTATGCCGCCATCCCAAGATGTTTACTGCCTCTTCCTGTATGAAATATGGCTTGGCCGCCAACTCTCGTTCTTCGCGAAGGGTTCTGGCATCGTTGCTTGGGAAATCTGTGATGAATCCACAATGCCCGTATGCTATCGCCGAATACAGGATTTTCCCCATGAATCCGTCGAGTGAACTCCCTGCACGGTCTACATCCTCACGCCATTGTTCCCAGTATCCTTCGTCTCCGCCTTCTAGGATGATTGGCTTACGCAGGATGAGACCAACAGAGGCCTTGATCACGCGATCAAGCAGCGGCGTAACAACAGATCTGTTGATTCGCGTTTGCCAACACTCGTCAGTCTCGTTGCACAATCTCGGCAGATACTTCTCCGCCTGAGCTCTCATCCCGATTGTGCCCAAGAGCACATCTTGGATCGGAATCCAGCGCTCCCACATCGCCCAATACTGAGGTGATCCCGTGGCCGGATCGTCTGGGTTCTCCGCCAGGCTGCTAAAACTTCCTTGCCAGCCCTGGTATGCATAGGCTGAGTATGACGGGTAACTCCTCATTTAATCAGTCTGCGGGAACAGCTTTGCGTTTAGGCTTAGGAGTCACAGACTCTTTGGTCTTGAGTCTAGCTTTCTCTGCAGCTTCCCTGGCCAGCCGCTGGACTCTGAGTTGTGGAAACCAGGCCTCCTGCATATTCGATGGGTAAAAGCAAGACATACAGTGAAGGCATACTCTCTTTGTGCAGACTAACAGCATGAAACCCGAAGACATGCTCGATATTGCACGCGAGTTTGCAATGGCTCGGATGCAGGTAGAGCTCCGGCATATCTCGGATCCTAACCTTCTGCGGGAAATGTGCATGCGCCTGATCGACATGAACCTGGCCCAGCGAGAAGTGCTTGAGAGAATGTTTAAGAATCAGTAGATTCGGATTTTTGTCTTAGGGCTGGTCTTCCACTGCCTGATGGCCGCGAGTCTGTAGACCGCGTAGCCAGCAGCGTCTCCGGAGTGGGACAGATCGTCCATGCCGATGCCACCTTTCTCTGGACGGCCACGCTCGTCATACGCGTGCTGCTCGAACGTCTTGATGAGATGCGGGCAGCCATTGCCAACTTTGATTCGGCCTTGTGAGATCAGTGCATTGACCGCGTTGATCCGGTCCTGCACAAGGGGGTTACTCTGCTGTGGGCTGACTTTGTGCCCTGCTCGTTTGAGGATGCCGAGATCTGACTCTTGTGCTGCGGCTGTGCTGCGCTGTTTAGATGAGGCGTCTGGGATCAGCACCAAATGCCCAGCGCGAAAATGCTCTGGATACATCTCTTTTAAGCCTGCTGCGATCTGCTGCGTGTCTCGGAATATCGCCTCATTGAAAAAATGGAACGTGTCGCCGCGTTTGACGAGATGCTGAGTCACGCAGTTGCCAACGTTCAGATCGATCCCCACAAAGATGGTGTCCATCCGGTCCGGTCTGGCATCTGTGGAGGCCAAGCTGCGATCAAACTCTGGGTATAAGCTACAAGAGGCCAGATTTACGAATTGACCTTCTAGATACGCCTGGATGAGTTGTGGCGGGTAATTGGTGCGCAGCGATGCCACGAAATCCTCGGGCAAGTTGGGGTTGTCTTCTGTCCTTACTTGGATCAGCCGCTTGTCTGGGCCTTTATTCTCCACAAAGACTCGATATGCCCATCTGAATCCTTCTGGCGTCGATGCAACCGCCAGCTGATTGACCGTTCCTGTCCGCATTCTGGCCAGGAACATCTCGCCTGCCTTATGGGCCACATCCTCTGGTGACGTGTCACACTCATCCCAGAGCACGAAGCTAATATTCTGACCCCGAACTTTCTGCCAGTTCTCAGCGGACACAGCTAGGAGCTTGCATTGACCAGTCGGCAGCTTCAGAATCCATTCTGGCTGAGGACTGACTCGAAAATCAAATTCGATCCCCCATTGATCCAGTGCCAATTCCATCGCTGGCATGAAGACCGTGCGGATCATCGGGAATGACGGCTCGGCCACCATTGCTGTTGTGCCTGGATTAGCCATCCCTAGCCAGATCGCCTTGGCGCACAGAGCAAAACTCTTGCCACTGCCGAATCCGCCTATGTAGCCGAGGATCCGATGGTCGCTGTCTAGCACGAATTCTCGCTGTGCAGGCAGCAGGTCTGCAAGCATCCGGCTACGCAGGCTGGACTCGGCATCTGCGTCATGCTGAGCCAAACTGGGTTTCTTGTCCTGGAGGATCGTACCAGAACCCGCAACAGTCAGAATATTCGCCATGGTGTTTCTGCTGTTACGATATGACTACTTTAGGCTATTGATTTGGAATTCATGGCCATCTCGGGCAAATATGCCCTGCTGACCAAGAATCAAGAGATCCAGCTTGGCAGACGCATCCAGGCATGGCTGACGCATAAAAAGCCAGTCCCGCCGGGGATAGAGCGCAGCGGCAAACGAGCACGCGATATGTTCGTTTTGTCCAACCTCAGACTGGTCACAAAAATTGGCAAATCTTATCTGCGCAGACTGCCTGGCACTGG